CCGCTTGAGGAGCTTAACGCAGTTACGTCTTGCTGCTGCAAGCTTCGAGGCGCGGCGGGTAAACGTGTTACTTATCCCTGCTTTGATGATGTCGTCAACGTACACAGCACCACTCGCCTTGAGCATCAGCAGCCCTTCCAAGTCTACGAAACGCATTTTAAACACCATAAGAATCCATCGAACACCCTTCCCCTTGGCAATTGCGTAATCGACAAAATCATAGAACGCCATGACTCGGAGGTCGTGTCTCGTAATCTCTGTCTCGCCTACCCTGTTGAGATAATTGTGCTGCTTGAACAACCTCTTACTCAAACCAACTACGTAGTTGTTTACGTAACACCATAAGGCATCGCGCTCTCTCGTAGTAAGGCTGCGTCCTCCTTTGCGAAACTCTACGTAGGTATTCAACACATCTTCAAAAAGAATCATAAGCTTATCCTCCAATACGTGAATTGGGAGACACTCCGTAGCGCCTCCCAAGGTGTTGTTATGTTAGTCGCCGTCTATCGATAATCACTATCCCTGAACCACCATTGAAGTGGTCATCATCATCGTCGTCATTCCGCCATACTAACATCGTAACCATCCAAAGGGCAACTACTATTGCAAGTATGTCCATCACTTCAATCCTCCGTTTTGTTCAACCATCTCGAAGACTGCTAGACGCTCAAGCAAGTGTTTGTAGCTGGAGCATGTAAGGCATTCAGGCGTAGTCGCAACGCTGCGATTGAAGATGTACGCATCCCACATCCTTCGTGGTGCTATGTACTCGACAACAATAAAGAGCTTTGCAAACTTTAGAATCCTGGTAAAGCAATCGAAAGTTCTCAACATAGCAGCGACCTCGCTTCGTTGGTGAAGTTGTAAACGTCTCGTGCAATCTCGTAAATCTTCAACACATCGTCGCATTCACCGAAAGAAACTGTAATTGATGAGTCTCCTTCGTCCAACTGTGCGATGCCTGCTGTACCGCCTTGAACCATTAAGTATTGCGCGTCATCATCCATCGCCGCCAAGCTCTCAATCGAGTCAGCAATCTCTTCCTCATCGACGCCCTCCCAACGAAGCATTGCAACGAAGAAGGAACGAGCATTAGTGGGTAACGGTAACATTGTTTTGATGTCCTTGTTTTATTGTCGTTGCGAATTGTGTGTGAATTAAAAGCAGCGTCATCATTATGAATAATGCTGCAATTGTGTAGTACGCGAAGTCTAGCGTTAACTCATTGTAACTTTTCGAGCTTCTCCGTGCAATCTCATAGCTGTTGAATCTGTTCACGCATCCTCCTTAAATAACCTACTCCACTATTGTAAGACTTCCTTTTGTTTTACAACTTTCAAATTCTGAACGCTAAACCCAAGAGCTACAAAGAAGGTTTGTCGTTAACCCCGGCGCTGCAACCCTTGAGTTTTCATGTGACTACATTGTAGCAAACCTACGAATCAATTGTCAAGTAACGCTGCGACATCTCGACATGTGCGATTGTGTTGATACGACAACTCCTTATGTCCACGAGCGTTTGTTTCTTCAATACGTTCAGCACTGACCAACTCTGTAAATGCGACCTTTATCAACTCCTGCGCTGTCAATCCATCACGCGTACTCTTAACGCCGCGTGTCCTCTGTATTTCCTTTGCACTCATCCCTATAACGAACTTGTTGGTGTCAGCGCTCACCTTTTGGAATGTCGCATTAGTACCGCCTCGCTCTTTCAACGTATCCGTTAAAGCTTTACGTGCGACCTTACCCTCTATTCGACGGCTAAGCCACTCCGCATCCTTCGTTGAGCCTGTCTGCTCGATGTTGCACTCAACAATCTCATCAGCAAGTGTGATGTCTCCCTCAATGTAACGCTTAAGAATTCGTGTGCCCCATTCAGCAAACTCTGGAGATAACCACATCATGTAATGAATAGCGAGTTGCGGATGCATAAAAGTCTTAGAGGCGCGACCGGAACCTTCTACAACAATACATTCAAATTGAATGCGTTCTTCGAGTGCTACTATGAACTCTTTTGTATCAGGACTGCGCCAATAATTATTCCACTGTTTGCCAAATTGTGTTGACCAGCCTGTCACGCAGACCCATCCTTTCAGCGTCTCGCCTTCCTCTGTCTCCATCTCAGTGATTGATGTCGTGACCAGTTGTTCGTAGTTCATTAATTAATTCATTCCTCCGTGTAAAGCATTGTAGTAATCCTGAGCATCCAACGCACGACGCTGCATCTCATTGCTCAAATCCCTAGACTCATTGTATCGCTTCGCCATCCAATCTCCCTTTTGTAGAATCGTTTGAAGCCCTGCAACTGCGAAGGGTAGCGCCACCCATTGAGGGACGACAACAAACAAGACGCTGAACCAAAAGCCTAGACACAATGGACACGTAATCCCATAGCGTAACCACCCACCCTCCTCAGTGTTGCTCTCAACAACATCCCGCAAAACCTGGAAGCAATCGAATGCGCCTCGCTCATACGCAAACATCCTTGCGATGCGATAAGAGGCAAGTGCCGCAATTAATAATGTCGTTAGTAAATCTGTATCCATGAATCCTCCGATGTCTCAACTCGTGTGTCACTCAAAGAACTATCAGCGTCGTCAGAATCATCACGATTCCCAGTGGTGTGTTCATACCCTGAGTCGCTACCAACCTCTCTCTCGTCTTCAGGCCCTGTCATATAAATCCTCCTAAAGAAAAGCCCTCGTCGTGTTGTAACAAGGGCTTGGGTAATTGTTGTAACTTGGAATACTACGGGCAGGTGCGAAGGTTCGCAAGCGTAATCGCCGTAGTTGAAATCGTTCGTGTACAAAACGTAGTCGTTGTGTTCTCTTGGAATCGTACCTTGGTAATTATGTTGATGGTACTTGGTGATGGTCGTGTAAGAAGGTCAACAGCGTAACTCAGTGCGGCTTCATTATTGTCGAAGTCCTTATTGGTTACGACTGCTGACAGAGTTGACTCTACTGTATAGAAGACTTGTAACATGAGGGTAGTCCTTAACTTTGAAACTACCCTTTGTTAGCAGCTCCTACTCAAGCTCTACGTAGTCACTGACTTGCTCGAAGAAGCTTACACCTGTGTCAATCTCTAACTCTGCAACCTCATCGAATACGGCACCCAGCACCTCAATCAATCCTTCGGTGTCGATACCATTCGCAGCCAACTCTTCATCGAAGTACTCTTGCAGGACTGCGGCGGTATCTGCTAGGTCTTTCTTGAACTTCTTGGTGTTAGCCTTGGCGCTTGACTTCGCGATGGTGATGTACACAGGCTCATCATCGGTGTCCGCTGTGAGGTCTTCCTCATCATCCATCGCAATGTCCTCATCGCCGTCCTCATCTTCAAAGAATTCGTCATCATCCTCATCACTCTCAACGAGGTCAGCTTTGAGTGCAGCTTCGCGAATAGCTTCGAGATGTGCGTCTAACTCTTCATCTTCTTCGATTACGACAACATCCTTAGAATATACGCTGTGAAGAAACGAGACAAGTTCAGGAATGGTGTGCAAGGTGCGCTCATTGGCAAGCGCTTCGCCGGAAAGATTGGACAGACTGAACCCGACGTGTGTGCCGTAGATGTACATATTCAGCTCATCGTCGCCATTGATGCGCCCCGACTCTGTGTCGAGAGGAAGTAGGTCAGCAAGCCGAATCTGCATCAGATGACAAGCTCCATCAGCGCCAGAGCCGAGACCTAAATTGTAAGCAACGGGATAAAGAGAGGCGAAGTTAGTAGACATAAGCTTTGTTCCTTGTGTTTGTTGTCGTAATGTTGGGAGGAGTCGCACCTCCCACTGTTCTCTACCACCGCACGTCTAACCAACGTGCATTCATTTCTCGAACTTCATCAGCAATCATCTGTGCCCTGACATCGGCAAGTCGTTCTTGTTCAGGGTCAACCTTAGGAACTACCTTACCTCGTTGGACTTTGACTTCTTCAACACTGTCTTTTTTACAGGAGCCATAGCAACCTCCTTCGCTTTATTAGTTGTCATCTTCGTGGCAGCAGCCTTCGTTAGGTACTCAACGGGTACAGCCTCTACACCGCCTTGATTGAAGGCGTTGATTGCGTCATTGAGCGCCTCACAGGACATGTTGGACTTGATTGGAAGTCTCCACTCTTTGATATAAGCCTTCGCTTCATCACGAGACATGACACACAACGTCGTCTCAATCTTAGCGGCGACCGCCTCAACATTGATACTCTTCTTTGATTTAATCTTGCGCTTGATAGGCGCGGCTTCTACAGCTTCTTCAACGGCAGCGTTCGATGGCTCAGTCTCTTTAGTCTCAATGCTAGACTCAGCAACATCTTGCGGTTGTACCTGCTCAACTTCTTCATGTTGCATTGACGCAGTGTTGGCATTGTTATCACTCGAAAGTAATTGTTGGATGCGAGTAGCTATGCGTAATTGAAGCGATGCTAATTCTTGCAGAGACATTGATTCAATGTTCATGACATTCTCCTGTGTTGTGTCCTTATCATTGTAGCGTGTCGATGTACCAACTGTCAAGCCTTGATTCAATATCCAATGTTGACATTGGTCTTCACTAGGCGCACACCATACAGCGTCCTTACCCTTGAGTTGTTTCTTGCTGATGACGTAACCGCTTGGTGATTTGGATGAAGCGTAAACGTAATGCAGAGTCTCGAACGTCGGTGTGATTTCAGTGTTGATAGCGTTGTTGATTTGAGTAGACATGGTAATAACTCCGTGAGGTGCAGTGATTTGTTCGATGTGACCAATATAGCAAACTTTGCACAGTGGTGTCAAGTACGACACTCAACAAAGTCCAACCGAGAAGCAGTAGTAAAGCATGAGTCCAACTAAGAGTAGTGTCATTGTACTAAGTCCCAATTAAAGATTGTAGTTGTACTCTGTACAGAGTAAGTAACTCTTAACTTTATACAGAGTATTTGTTTAGAGTAATAAGGGTAGCAGCAACACTACCCTTATGTCAAGTACCTAGTTTAAATGATTGAGGTGTGACCAATCATCTTCATCAGGCTCTTCCTTCTGCGGCTCCGGCTTGAAGCGCTTAGAGGCTTCTACCTCACGTTCAATGCGTGTACGTTGAGCAAGGTCGTCGAGTGTAGAGCGGTCATCAGGCTTGGAGTTCTTGTTGTGTTTGTCGTTATTCATTTTCATCATCCTCGAAGGTAGCGTTGTTAGCAGGACTCTCATTGACCTCAGTATCAAGGTCATCGCTTGTCATCATCTCAGCAGCCCATTCGTAGTAATCTTCATCACGTCCTTGTGGTGCAGTGCTGTCGTAATCATCGTTCGAGTATGTCATTGGTATTACCCTTGTTGACAGTGGTTAATCGCTGCGTGTTATAATGGATGCGCTGCGTCGTACCCCCATCACCCATTACTTGTTGATGAGCTTGTAGATTTCCTCATACCCACTGCGCCCAACCGTAGCCCAACTCTTAGCGCCGTACTTACGAGCGATTGATTGAGCGTGTTCCTTCGCAGTGTCGTTGGACTTAGTAGCCTTCGAGATGAATGAGCGTAGGTCCGCGTACTTCATAGTGCTGACATCACTACGTGGTAAGTCTGCTTCCAAAGGAATTGTAACACCTTCAGGTGTGTTAGGAATTGGGAGCGTTGACTTCGTAGCCTTGGACTTCTTAACACGTGCAGCTTTGGGCGCAGGCTCGACAACTTCAACGTCAGGCTTTGTAGCTACAACAGGTACAACGTCCTCGAGTTTCTCTTGAGGAATGTCACACTCTTTTGGATTCTCAACGTTGCCATGCTTGGCGACTAAGTCTTGCATACGTTGTGCAATCCTGAGTTGTAATGCTGCGAGTTCTTGAAGGGACATTGATTCGATGTTCATTGTAGAGTTCATGATGGGTGCTTGAGTTGTCATGTTCGTGGGTTCCTGTTGAGTGGTGTTCGATGATTCAATAGTATCAGAGCCGTGACTTGAGAGCAAGAGTAAGCGATTAAACGCTTTCTTTTGAAGCTTGACATTAAGGTTGAATAGGATAGCGCAGTGACCAGCGTCAACTTCGTCTTCACCTGGTTCATCGTTGTTGCTGTTGAAGCCTTCGATAAGCTGCTTATAATGCTTGCTACAGCTTAGTATATCTTTCTCATTGGTGCATGCAGCATAGCCGCGATTCATTTCTTCACGAGTGTTGTTGTAGAGAGAAACAGATGCGGAGTTGAGTACTAACATTTGGGAACCTCGTTGTGTGTTGATGTTTACAATCTATCAAGCGCTGTGACTTGGTGTCTAGTAATCGTAAGCTTCCTCATCAAGGTGAGCGCCGTAGTAACTAAGGACTGTATACGTGTTGTGTTTGTCGAAATCAATTGAGCAGAGGTACTCAGTGACGATGACTCCATTATCATCACGATACTCATCAATGTCGTAGTCCCAATTCTCTGAGTTGTGAAAGCCATGCCATAGCATTGCGTCGTGGTGAACTAAGATTCTGTTGATTTGTTTGAAGCTGTTGTGCTTCATCTTGGACGTGGCTTCACATTCATGTTGCCACATGAAGGGATTAACTAAGTCTAACAATTCAATCGCGTTGTCAGGTGTGATGGCATCGATTAACATTTGAGAACCTCGACGTGTTGATGTTTGTAATGTATCAAGGGGCGTGACTTGGTGCCAAGCCCCTCGTGTTATACCTACTTGGTGAAGTACTTGTTGAGCCATTCGAGTGAGGCAATCGCACCCTCCCAGGTGTTGTTCTTGAGTCCAGCCTTGGACATGCGTTCCTGGTCAGCCTTGTTGAGCTTAGCCTTGCGAGCGCTCACCTCGTTGCGAACCTGAGCGTAGGTCATACCTTCGTGCTTGCGTCCCCCCGGTTGTTTCTTGGCTTTTTCAGCGATGGTGGGCTTGGTACTGCGCTTCTCTTGTGCAACCTTGGCAGGCTTCACATCTTGCGCTTTCATCTCATCAATCTTCGCAGCGGTACCTGCATCGATGTCACGCTTGCCTTTCACCATTGTGTCAACCTGCTTGGAGCGCTTGACTCGTGAAGCTTTAGGCTTAGCTTCGACAACCACTTCGGGTGTAGGCTCCTGTTGTTTTGTAGCCACAGCTTCTTCAATTGCAAGTTGTGTTTCTAATTGACTCTTTTGGATTTGTAAAGCTTCGATAGTAGCTGCGATTTGTGCGATTTGTTCTTTGATAGAAAGAGTTGTAGCGTTCATGTCGGTCTCCGTTGTGTTGATGTTTACAATGTATCGTGGTAAGTGACTTGATGTCTAGCCCTGCTCTTTATATTGTTTCATGCGTTGCAGAAGTTCTTGTTCAGGAATCCCAAGAGCCTTAGCCATCTTCTTGATTTGAAGTGCGAACTCTTGTATATTGGAAGGTTGTTGCATTTTCATGGCGTAGTCCTTTTGTTTTGTTATTACAAGTATGGCATTGAAGTGACTTTGAGACAAGGGTGTCTCTGAGGTGGTGCCCTTACCATTATCTATCAAAGCCTCCATTCGCTAGGAACTCCATAGCGTTACCTAGTACGTTGGCTGTACCCTCCTGAGAACCTTGCCCTAATACCTCTGCGTACCCCATCATTGTGTTGGCAAGTCTCGACACAATCCCTCGTGGGCGTCCTGTCTTGTGGCTATGCTCAAGTACTGGAGCCATTGGATTGTTGTGACCTTGCGGGTCTTCAGGATTGCGATAGAACGGCATCTTTGTAATCGGGCATAGTTCCTGTGTATCGTATAACTCTATCCAATTACGCAGGTCTTCTTTGTTCATAAATTTAATACCTTGCTTAACCCAGCTTCGTACCCGTGTCTTATGTTTCTTGTCTAACGTACTCAGGACTTGTTCGTAGTCGATTGCGTTAATACTCATTGAAGTAAACCTTTTCTTCATTACCCCTATACTATATCCTCCTATGTGACTGCATGTCAACTCTATGGGGGGATTGACAAAAAGTAAGGAGTGTGGTAAAGGATTCCTAAAAAATACGTATCTTCCTAAAGCTCATCACCTCTCACAATGAAATAAGACTCAATTTGAGTAACTATGATTGAATGTCGAACTTCGAGGTGCCTTCCTATCTTGGTGATTAGCACACACTCTGCACCTAGTCGCTGACTATGACAAGTCACAACCAATCGCTGAAACCCTTGATAAACCCCAATCCTGTTGAACAGAGGTAAGGCTCGGCGCTGCTGTGACACTACGAGGTTAAAGCGATACGAGAGAATGCAGCTTCGAGCGTCCGAGTAGTGTCGTGTTCAACGTCAACGCGATTGACTATTACCAATGGTTTCAGGCGTCACAGAGTTGTGCTAAATTCACGATGTCAAGAATTTGCAACGAATTAAAGGAAGTTGTATTTATGGATGACGACAACAACAAAAAGCCTACAATCTCAAGCGCTTTGAGTGTGTCGAACTCTGTGCTAATCCTCGGAGGCACTCTGTTCACCATCGCAGCATTTTTTGTGTCGATGTCTTATCGCATCACTACGGTAGAAAGTACTTTGAAGGACTTTCCCCTGTACCGCGTTGAGAACCGACTTACAAGCATTGAGACTAGTATTGGGCAGCTACGTGAGGAGATGCGAGAAGAGCGTACACGAAACGAGATGAACACAAAAGGAAGTAAATAGATGGAAAACGAAGAGAATCCTACAGCAGCAATTCTAATGCGCTTCGCCTCAAAGAATAATGTCAACGTCAGTGAGATGAAGCATAAGCAGATTCAAGCACGACATGAGATTGTGTCTCAAGCAAAGCGCCTTACCTCCGCTGTTGATAAGGAAGTGAAGAAGGTTAAACAGTTGGACAGCGCTCGTAAAGCACGTCGAACAAAGGACGGTGAGTAATGGCACAAGCTCCGGTCATAGGAAATGTGGCGTCTATCCCAGGCGTCGTTAGTTACTTCTCAGGCTCCCTAGAAGACCACTGGAAGAAAACGATGAATCCTACGCAGCAGGGCACAACGACGTCTCAAGGAGCCGCACAGCCTCAACAGAGCGGCGGCTTGATGGGACAGTTCAACGACTTGTTAAAACAGCGTCAAGGATTGCAAGATGAGAAGATGACACTGCAAGAGCAGCAGCTCAAACGTACAAACACACAAAAGAACAACACCTCCGTAGCTAGTAGCTTTGCAACTAGAAACAACATGGTGGACTTGATGCGGCAATTGCTGGACGCATCTCGTAGAGGAACAGCAGCACAACAAAGAGTGTTTATGTAATGGCAAATGCAACACCCGATACAAAGAAAAGAAAAGCTCTAACTGACATCTGGACTTTCGCGGATATCATTGGATTCCATGGAGGTAAGGAGAAGTTCTCAAGCATCCACTTTGAAATGTCGGATTTCCTAGTTGCCCCTCAAACACAAAAAGAGGTACTCGATAAGCAACGACGGCGGCTCATGATTGTAGCGCGCGGTCACTTAAAGAGTACCTTACTCATTCTTTATGTGTTGTGGCGGGTGTATAGGAATCCCAACATTCGCATCCTGATGGCGACAAACCTTAAGCGTCTCGCACGAAGTTTCATCAGGGAGCTTCGACAATACTTTGAAGATGATGAGCTTCAACGCACCGTGTGGAACGCTAGACCTCACATCGAAGGTTTAATGATTCCCGCTTTGGACGCAGCAGGACGGCGTAAAAGAGGGCAGCGGCGGGACTACGACGAGGAAGACGAAACTAACGCAGTTGATAAGAAGATTATTTGGAACGCTGAAGCACTTCAAGTTGTACGCCCTGGTAAATTCAAAGAGCCTACGATACTCGCCACGAGCGTTGGAACCACTGTAACAGGTGACCACTACGACTTGATTATCCTTGACGACATCGTTGATTTTAAAAACAGTGACACCACTGGAAAACGCGATAAAATCTACGAGTGGACACAGGACTTAGATTCAGTGTTAGACCCACTGCATGAAGAAACTTTTGTAAGAGGTCGTACCAAATTCACTGACATGGTGGGAGAAGAGACAATCACAACGGGTACTCGTTACTTTGGTGGAGATTACTACGACGTGGTGCTCACGAATCAAGAAGAGCAAGAATATGTGTCGTTCATTAGAAATGTTTACGCGAATGGCATCGATGCTTCCTCAGGATTCACATACCCTGAGAAGTTCAACGAACGTGTGGTCAACTTACTTCAGAAGCGCCTGACTACGAGACGCTATGCGGCGCAATACCTCAACCAAATTGTTAACGAATCCGGAGCCGTCTTTGAGTGGGAACGAATTAAATGGTTACCAGAGAGTGCAATTGAGATTAAAGATAGGAGAGTTTTTGTACGTTTTGAAGGAAAGGCAAGACCTGTAGAAGTGCGACCAGTTCTCGCAATAGACCCGGCTGTGTCCCAAAAGGGAAGCGCTGATTTCACTGCGATTGCTGTCGGAGGTTATGACTTCGAACAGAACTTCTACTTATTCGATTTGACTTCGGGGAGGTTTACGCCTAGTGAGACCACTGACATCATCTTTAAGTTTGTCGATAAATGGGGGCTAGCGATGGCTTACGTCGATGTAATTGGTCTAGGCGCTACGTTTCCCTTTGTAATCAAACAAGCAGCTCAGAGGCTTAAGCGGCGTCCAATCGTGATTCATGAGTATAAACCTCGTGGTGATAAAGAGGAGAGAATTCAAGACATTCTACAACCTCTATTCACTAACGACCAAATCTACGCATTGGCTCCGCTGAAGAGCAACAACGAGTTTAAGCTTGAAGTGTCAATGTTTCCCCTTGCAGCGCATGACGACGTCCTTGACGTACTCGCCATCGCAGCGGAGGTAGCCAACCCTACACGTCAAAATGTAGCTAACAAACGCAGAACGAAGCAACCACCTAAGCGCATAAGGAATCGAGTATATGGCGGTACAAGATAAGAATTTTCTAGTGACTATCACGAACAACGACGCTTCGCTCAATACCAACGTTGAGCAGGACATCGTTGGGTACATCCGAAACGCAAAGGCTATGTTCAGCATGGCGCGACAACCTCTCGAAAGAATTTGGGAGGAGGCGTGGGCAATGTATCTCGGCACTCCAACGGCGATGGCACATTTACGCAACCAAGTCCTGACGAGTGTTGGTGATGTCAATCAAGATTGGCGTCACAAGATTAATGTTGGTAAAGGTTTCGAGGCTGTAGAGACCATCCACTCTTACTTGATGCAAGCTACGTTTCCTAATAACCAATGGTTCAACGCACAACCAACGGCACCAAACTACGCTGACACTGCGAAGGTTGTAGCTGCATACGTCCGTAACAAACTGGATACAGCAAACTTTCGTAGTAGTTACGCTAACTTCCTTCGACAGCTTGTTGTGACAGGGCTTAGCGTTATTGCGCTTCCTTGGCGCAAAGAAACCATACGCTTTAAGAAGCGAGTTCCTGTGAAGGTTCCGCGTTTGGACGGTTGGACGGCGGATAAAGACGGAGTGATAACCTATGATGTTGTCGAAGAGATGAAGATGATTCACAACGAGCCTGACTTCGATGTCCTCGACGTGTTTGACGTGTGGTTAGACCCCACTGAAAAAGCGAGTGAGCATCAGACATTGATTCGTAGGTTAACGAAGACCCGCGCTGATGTCATCAACATGGCAAGGCAGCGTCTTTACGACATCAAACCTTTAGACGTTATGAAGCTTCCAACTCGTAGAATGGGAGATGATTCGTGGCGCTCACAAACTATACGCAACTTCGAAGGTATTACGTTAAGCGAAGACGTGTCAATGAGTGATGAGGTCGAACTTTATGAGTATTGGGGAGACGTACATTTAAACAACAAGACCTATCACGACGTTCACGCTGTTATCAGTGGTGAGCATCTATTAGTATTTGAGCCTAACCCTTATTGGTGTGGACACCCATTTGTCATTGGGACGTATATTCCACTTTCGCAGCAACCTTACGGCGTCGGCGCAGTACAACCGAACTTAGGACTTCTCCATGAGTTGAATATCATTACGAACCAGCGACTAGACAACTTAGAGATTAGTGTTGATAGCATGTGGAAGTTTGTTGATGATGGTGTCGTCAACCCTGAAGATGTCTATACAGAGCCGGGGCGCGTCATTGCCGTTGGAGATATGAACAACCTTGCACCAATTGAAATGCCGCAACAATTTATCGTGACTTATCAAGAGTCGCAGTTTCTAGAGAATAAAATCAATGCTAACTTCGGTACTCCGCCGCTGATTGGTACAGGTGAGGTACGTGCAGGTGAGCGGGTAACGGCTACGGAAATACAAGCTGTTAAGGATGCTGGTGGTAATAGGTTAAGTGGTATCTTCAAACACATTGAGGACACCTCTCTAAAACCTCTACTCGGTAAAATTTACAGGCTTATTCAGCAGTTTGTTACCGAAGAAGAAGTTGTCAGTGTAGCAGGCTTCGAGGCTGGAAGTGTTGAGTACTACCAAGTGTCTCCAGAGTTGTTCGCTTATGACTTTATTCTCAAGCCCATTGGTGCTGACCACGTCGTTGATAGGGATAGGTACGTGCAAGACCGCGTACAGTTCTTACAAATCGCAGCGCAATACCCTGAGATGGCACAACTCTTAAACTTTGAGCGAGTACTTTTAGATATTGTCGCTCACTTTGGATTTGACGACCCACAAGCCTATATCAAAGAGGCTCCTCCGCCGCAACAACAAGGTGACCCTGCTGCTAACCAAATGCGACAAGAGATTGATGAAATGGGTGGTGACCACCTCCAAGCGGCTCTTGCTGCAAATGAGCAAGCTACTGGTTCCAACCTTGACCTATTTAATACGCTGATGGCTGAAGACCCTGAGGCGGATGTCGAAGAACAAGCCGCACAAAATGTAAACCCTGAAGATTTAATGTAAGGAGAATTCTATGAGTGGAGCTGTATATGAACCGCAAAAAGCCGAATTAGTGTCGTATGGAACTCCTGATTACGACAACTACTCTAGTCCTTTGTCTTCTGCGGAAACACAAGAAGTTAGCGAACCCACCTCTCAGGAGCCGAGCGCTGCACAAGAAACCCCTACCATCGAGCCGCAACAAACGGAGGTAGTACCTGACGCAGCTCCGGAAGTTGAGGTAAGTGACCAGGAACGCATCTTCAAAGAGATGTTTGAAAAAACCTTTGGAATGGCTCCAGAGGAACTTCGTAGTGAGTTAGAGTCAACTCGTGTTGAGAAACAACGCATTGAGGCAGAGCGACAACTAACTCAGCTTCAGACAGAGTGGGGTGTTGATGAAGTCACATTGAGTGAACGTCTTGAGCTAATTAATCAGCGTCTAGGAAAGCTTCCTGAAGGCGCTAGACAAGCCCTTGATAACTACGAGGGAATCAATTTGATATGGAATGCTATTCGTGCGGAGATGCCACAAGGTGAGGCATTACCACGATATGAAAAAAGTTCGGTTGCAAGTGGAGCCAATGCACAGCGTCCGATGTTTACCAAAGCACAATTGGCAAGTATGAGTACTGAAGAGTATCGCAAAAATAATGACGCTATTCTGTACGCTTACCAAAACAACCTCATTCAATAATCAAAGCAACATCATTCAATAGGAGATTAAACTATGTCCTTTCCAACAACTCCAACTGTACAAGGTGCTTATCGTGGCGCTGCGGTAACACGTACAACTGCAAACAGCTTCATTCCAACGATTTGGAGTGATGAGGTTCAACGCGCTCGTGACTCGAAGTTCATCGCTTCGACATACACAAAACGTCTTAACTTCCGCGGTCGCTCTGGTGATAGGCTCCACATCCCCATCATTGGTCGTGCTGCTGTAAATCGAAAACTCCCTGAATCCCCTGTCACATTACAGGCGCGTACAGAGACTGAGTTTTTCCTAGACATTACTCAATACAAAGAATCCTCTTTCATGATTGAGGATGTTGTAAAGGTGCAGTCTGCACATGACATTCGTAGTGAATACACTCGTGAAGCTGGTTACGCCTTAGCGCGGGATATGGACAATTATGTTTTGTCGTATCGAGCAGCTCTCAACAACTTCCCAGCACAACGCATCTTCAACACTGTTGATGGTACTGCTGCGGGTAGTGCTTCCAATCCTCTGAACCAAGCGGCTATTCTTGCTGCGAAAGAGATTCTAGACTTGAAAGACGTTCCTCAAGAAGGTCGTGTCCTTATCGTTGGGTGGCAACAGTACAATGACCTGCTCACAATTGACCAATTTATCAATTTTGATTTTATTCCTTCTAGCCAGGCTAGTCCCACGTCGTCTGGTAAAGTTGGTATGCTCTACGGTTACCCCGTCATCGCGACAACTCAAATCGGAATCAACTCGCTCACAGGATACGTAAATGGTGCCACTGGGGTACCTGAACCCACTCCAGGTGTTACAGGTTCTCCCTACCTCCCTGACCAAGATGCGTTTACAGCGTTACCTACTACGATTGGTAGTGATGCTGCCCCTACTATCTCGGCGTTACTCGTTCACAATGATTGGCTTGCTATGGGTGTTCAAATCGAACCCAGGGCAGAGTCCAGCCGTGAGACACTGTATCTCGCAGATGTTGTGGTTATGTCGCAACTCTACGGCGCTAAGCTGTATCGTCCAGACCATGGCGTAGTCATACATAGCCGTTGAGATAAGTAATACTTAACTCTTTACAGAGTTATATAATTAAACTCTACAGTAACTACTCTGTAGAGTTTTTTATTACTTCGCTAAGTAACTCTGTACAAATTACATTATACAGGAGGCTTAATGGCTACGTCAACCTCTACCTTATTACAAATTGTAAACGAGATTATACTTAACGTAGGAGAGCGTGTAGTTAACACCTTCGACACACCAACAGCGCGCAAGGCTAAGCAGTACGTACTCGAAGCACTCAAAGAGTTTCAAATCAGAGATGATTGGGAGTTCCTTAGAGATGTTGTCGTAGCTTCTAGCTGGACGTCACCGGGTGTAGCATTACTTCCTACATACCAACGTCTTCACGCCGTACAATACACTGTGCCTAACTCTTCAGGCTCTGCGATTAACAAAGTATTTGTCGCGTACCTTGATAGACCTTCCTTTGCACGACTGAATCCAACGCCTATTACTCTGCTGGATACCGCTTATTTCCCAACTACATACACAATTCTCGACGATGACCGGGTTCAGCTCCACCCGTACCCAAGCGATTCTACTACGCAGGCTCGTGTCTCGTTTCACATAACTCGGGTCTTTACGCTTCCTACGCTGGTCACAGACTTCTTGCCGATACCAGAGAGGTTCACACCCCTCATCGTGCGTCTAGCCTCATCCTTGATGGCAGCTAGGCACCTTGGGGACGCCGAGATGGCTTCAATGTTTCGTAATGAATTTGAAAGCACACTACGCCAAGTCAGGGCAAGGGAGCAACTCACACCTAGTAGTGGTACTAACATGTTTCGCAGGAGAGTACAACGATGAGTAGGGAAGAAAATGAGAATATGATTGTGTCAGAGTTCGGTGGTCTTAATACGACCTCAACACCTGACTCAATGCCTCTGAGCGACGCAACACATCTCGTCAACGTCCTCCCTTCAATTGGAGGAGGTCTTGAGAAGCGACCGGGTTCGAGGCTCTTATATCGAGACTCTTTTGGAAGATACGGAGTCAGTGTTGCGAGCGTAACAACCTCACGAGGCTACAAGTTTTTAGTGTCGAAGGAAGGAACTAGCATTCGTGCTTACCTTTCAACAACCAATGGATTGTACGCAATCATTCAAAAGAACAACGTGTTCAGCGCCGATGCTTTGAGAGTTCGCGCTCAGCTCACAGTGCTTAACGACATTCCTACAAGGGTGTTGTTTCTTACAGGTGTGAATAAACCTGTGCAGCTTCAATTTGCTGAAACCGTTGCACAAGTTACAGGTGCGGTTAGTGCGACCTCTGTGGTGTTTGACAACGCTCAAATTGCTAACGGATTAAGCGCTTCGAGCTTAATGGTGTTCAAAGATAGAACATTGGTGAGTGGTACGTTGGGATTCTCCTACAACGGAACTACGAAGCAACTGACTGTGACGGGAATCAGTGCGTACAGCGGGAACGCCACCTTTGAATTAGTTGTCGTAACTTGGCAGTGGTGGGCAGAGGCTCGTCAATGGTATGGAGATAGGTTCTACAAGACGGCACCGCGCTTTCATCTAGAGCCGACTACCGATGTGAATGTAGCCATTCCTCGTGAGCTTCGTACTGACTTACTACTTGATACCAGTAGCGCTGCACCTAGGTACCCAATCACAGCGTATCCTACTGCAACATCTACAAACTCCCCATTCACTTATGACGCAACGCTAGACCCAACCGCAAACACTGAGTACTCATTCAGTGACGGGTCGCCGTACACTCCAGGTGCTTCGGAGAAAACTACATCAACTCCTTTCTTCTTTACATTTGGTGCTATTGTAGCAGCGTCAGAGGCTACGACAATTCATATGCTTCGTCGTCGTGAGTTAAAGTTTAACGGCGTCAGGCGCGGCATAACAGGAGCAAATTTAAGAGTCTTGGTTAACGACTCATTGGTCACACAAAACACAACGGGTAC